CGACCCGGACGCCGCCAAGGCGGCCGCCGGCCGGGATCCCACCAGCATGGAGAACCGCCTGGGATCGAATATCGCCCGCGCCGCTCGGGGCTTCACGCTTCCGGGCAAGTCCAACAACTGAATCGGTGCCCACCGGCAGGGCTCCGGTCGCCGGAATCCCCCCTCCATGGATGGCCATTAATCTGAAAGGAATCACATGGCTGACACCACCACGAGCGTAGTTGTGCCGGGAAACCGGCTAACGCTCCTCGACATCGTCAAGAAAAACGGCTCCGATGCCGTCGTCGGCCTGGTCGACGAAACCGTCCGCGCCGTCCCCGAGGTGAACCTCGGCGCCGCCCGCACCATCACGGGCATCAACTACAAGACCCTGCTCCGCAAGAGCCTCCCCACCGTCGCCTTCCGCGACTTCAACGGCGGCGGCACCGTCTCCAAGAGCGTCTACGAAACCAAGCTCGTCGAGACGTTCCTGATGAACCCGCGCATCGAAGTCGACAAGGCGCTGGCCGACTCCGACGAGGACGGCCCCGAAGCGGCACTGGCATTGGAAGGCGCGGCGACCATGCAGGCGTCGCTCCAGCTCCTGGGCAGGCAGTTCTACTATGGCCGCCCCGGCGTGGGCACGGGTCGATCGAGCATGGGCGGCGACGCCAAGGGCTTTTACGGTCTCCTGGATTATGTCGACAGCTCGCTGGTCGTCGACGCCGGCGGCACCACCAACAACACCGCATCCTCGGTGTGGTTCGTCGCCTTCGGCCAACAGAAAGTGCAGTGGGTCTGGGGCAACAACGGCCAGCTCTCCCTGGAGCCCACCCGCATCGAAAGCCTGGTGGCAACCGACGGCTCCCGCTACACCGGCTACCTTTCGGAAATCATCGGCCGCCCGGGCCTCCAGGTTCTCAACAAGTACAGCCTCATCCGGATCAAGAACCTCACCGCCGACTCCGGCAAGGGTCTCACGGACGCTCTTCTGGGCCAGGCGCTGGCGCTGTTGCCGGCGGCGTTCCGGTCGTCGATCACGGACATCTTCATGGCGCCCCGCTCGCAGGAGCAGCTCCGGGCCAGCCGCACCACCTACAGCCCCACGGGCCAGCCGGCGCCGATGCCCGACTCGTTCCAAGGCATCCCCATCAGCATCAGCGACTCGATCAGCATCACCGAGCCGACCACCCTCGCGTAACCCGGCGGCGTCGCCGTGTGACTCTTTGATCCTCCTGGCGGCGGCCTGACGGCCCCCGCCCCATTAGAAAGGACCTCCCATGGGACCCCTTGTTCGCGACGCCCTGGTCAGCCCGGCGGCGTTCGCCCTTCCCTCCTCGGCGGGCTCGACCCAGTCGGCGTCGATCGACACCGGCAACGTCGACGGCGAGTTTCTCGCCAAGGTGGAGCTGCTCATCACCGCCCCCGCGCTGACGGTGACGCAGCTCCCCAACAGCGCCACGGTCACCTACTCGATCGAGCACTCGGCCGACAACTCGTCCTGGTCGACGCTGCAGGCCTCGGTGCTGGTGCAGACCGGCGCCGGCGGCGCTGGTGCGGCCGCGGCAACCGCGCGCTACCGCCCGCCCACCAACGTCAAGCGGTACATCCGCCTGAAAGCCACCACCGCGACCAGCCCCGGCGATTGCTCGGGCGTCAACGGCCAGTTGGACATGCTCTTTTAACCCATTGGTCATGGGGCACTGCCGGGGCCTGCGCGGGCACGCAGCCCCGGCTTGCTTCCCCCATCCCAAAGGATCCAGTGAACGATCTTGCCGACATCTTCGACGCCGCCGCCGACGCTCTCGACAGCGTCATGGGCGTGATGATCACCTACACAACGGCCGACAACGTCGTGGTGGGCCCGATCTGCGCGACGGTGGGCAAGACCGAGCACATGATCGACAACGGGTCTGGGGCGGGGATCGACTATCAGAGCCGGGATTACCTCGTGCGCACGAGCGACCTGGTCGACTCAGGCGGCGCCCCGATCGAGCCCCAGAGCGGCGACAAGATCACCGAGATCGACACCGGCATCACGCACCTGGTGAAGCTCCCCGCCGCCGACGCCCCGGTCTGGCGCTGGGCCGACGTCGCCCGCGTCCGCCGGCGGATCCACAGCAAGCAGGCGGGGGTGGCGTCGTGAGCAGCTCCCTTGCCATCCAGGTGGCTGACGAGGTGAAAGACCTCCTCAACGCGGGCTCGACGGCTGGCGCCTTCGGGGTCACCTTCACAGCGGTCCGCCGCTATATCCCTCGCAACAAGCTGGAGGACCTGACGGCCCTCACCGTCACCGTTGTGCCGGCGTCGTCGTCCGCGCGCTTCGTGTCCAGAGCCCATGCTGACAACGAGTACGCGGTCGACGTGGGGGTACAGAAGCGCCTGGCCAAGGCGGAGGACACCGCCGAGATCGACGCCCTCACGGCCGCCGTCGACGCGATCACCGCGTACCTCGCCAGCGACGACGGCCAGGGAAAGACGCGGCGCCTTCTACCGCAGACCAAGGCGAGCCTGATGCGCGTCGCCAACAACATCCTTCACCCCGACCACCTCCGGGAAGAGCAGGTGTTCACCTGCGTCCTCACGCTCACCTATGAGTTGACGGGGGCGTTCAGATGATCAGCGGCAAGATGAAGTTTTTCTTCTTTGACCGCGCCCGCGTGATGGGCGCGCTCGACAAGGCGACGCTTTCGAACCTCTCCAAGTTCGGGGCATTCCTTCGCACGCGCGCCCGCAGCCTCATCCGCAAGCGCAAAGCATCCGCCCCGCCCGGCTCGCCGCCGAGCTCGCACACGGGCATCCTCAAACAATTCATCTATTTCGCCTACGACCCATCGGCCCGCTCAGTCGTCGTCGGCCCGGAAAAGACCAACCAAGTGTTTTTCGATGGCACCAAGCCCGTCACCGGCACCGTGCCCGAGGTCCTGGAGAAGGGCGGCCAGGTCACCCTCCTGGAGGTCAAGCGCTACGGCCGATGGGGCCGGGCCGATCTCCGCAGCCGGCGGCAGCTCGCCGGCCTGCCCACCCGTCACCGCACCGTCACCATTGCCGCGCGGCCCTACATGGGCCCCGCAAATGAAGCCACCAAAAAGGAACTGCCCTCGATCTGGGCCAACTCGATCAAGTAACCACTCCCGTCACCACCCTCCTGAAAGGAGATTGCCATGGCCGCCGATACCATCCCCCTCAAGTCCTACGCCGCGAAACTCTACTACTGCCTCGCCGGCATCGGCGGCACGCCCACGTGGGTGGAGCTCAAGGAGGCCGAGAACGTCACGATCACGCCGAACTTCAGCGAATCCGACGTCACCACCCGCGGCGCCGGCGGCGTGAAGCAGAGCGAGCCGGTGCTGCTGGATCTCACGATCGAGTTCAACATGCCCTATATCCGTGGCGGCACGCATTTCCTTGCGCTCCAGGCCGCGGCCTTCGGGCGGTCGCTCATTGGCATTGCCGCCATGAGCGGAGACATCACGGCGGATGACTCCGAAGGTATTTGGAGCGACATGAAGATCTTCAACTTCCCGATGGAAGAGCCGATCGACAAGACCGCGGACATCAAGGTCACCCTCAAGCCCTGCTACTCGGCCAATCCGACCACCTGGACCACGATCTCCGGCGGGTGAACTCTCCCGCGCCGACGGCGGCGCGGGCTCCGTTTTCTCGACCTCCACCCACAAACAAGAGGATCCCCATGCTCCGTATCAAACTCAAAGGCACCCCCAAGCCCGTGGTCATTCCGACCGGCCACGACACCGTCCGCAGCCAGGACGGCAAGACCCTCCAGGTCATCGACAAGGACCGCAAGCCGGTGGACAAGGCCGTCTACGACGTCTCCACCGTCGTCTCTGTCGTCCGCGAGGACTGATTCGGTGTTCACTCCTCCGCCAGGGGGGCGGGAGCGGCCCTACGCTCCCGTCCTCCTCGGAGTTTTCCCCATGCCCAGAGGATGCCCATGCACCTGTTCAAAGACACGACCAACCGCGAATGGCAGATCTCCATCACCGTCAACAGCGTCAAGCGCGTGCGCGATCTTGCCGAAGGCTTCGACCTGCTGAAAGTCGTCGAAGATTCGGGGGTGATCGCCAGGCTCACCAGCGACCCCTTCATTCTGGTGGCGGTCCTGTACGCCCTGGTCAAGCCCCAGGCAGACGCGCAGGGGGTCACTCCCGAAGGATTCGGGGAGGCCTTGGGAAGCGGCGACGTGCTGGCGGCCGCGGCGGATGCGGTGCTGGAGGAGATCGCGGATTTTTTCCCGCCCCACAAGCGGGGCCCTCTGAAGGCGGCGGTGGCGAAGCTCAAGGAAATCCAGGCGACGGCGGCGTCGATGGCGGTCGCCAGGATCGAAAGTCCGGAGCTGATGACGCAGGCTGTCAAGGCGATCGGCGACCAGCTCGCACAACCGCTGCCGACGTCTGGCGGCTGATCTATCACGCCGCGGGCGTGGTGGGGATCGACCCCGGCCCGCTCACGTTGCGGGAGCTGGCACTGATGGCCGAGGGGCGAAGCCGGCTTGAGTGGGCCCAGACCTCGCAACTGCTGGCGATGCTTTTCAACACGCATCGGGATCCCAAGACGCCGGCGGTGAAGCCCGATGCGTTCAACCCGTACGTTCCGGGGCCTGCCAAGCCACCGGCGATGAGCATGAAGGCGATGGGGGGGATTTTGAAAGGAGCCCTTGGCCATGTCCGACAGTAGCGCCATTCGTGCAGGACGGGCGTTTGTCGAACTCTTCGCTGATTCGTCAAAGCTCGACGCCACGCTGAAGCAGGTGCGGCGCAACCTGAAGGACTTCGGGAACATGGTTGCCGGCTGGGGCAAGGGCATGATGGCGGCGGGCGCCTTGATCACGGCGCCGCTGGTGGCGGCGGCGAAGATCACGGGGGAGATCGGGGAGACGTTTTCGAACATGGCCAAGCGCACGGGGGCCTCCGTGGAAGCGCTATCGGCCTTCAGCTACGTGGCCAGCCAGACGGGCACGTCGATCGAGACGGTCGAAGGCGGGATCCGCAAAATGCAAAAGGCGTTGGAGGAGGCGGCGGGCGGTTCGAAAGAGGCGGTCGAGGCGCTGGCGGCGTTGAATCTCACGGTGGACGATCTGCGGGGGCTGACGCCTGACGAGCAGTTCATCACCCTGGGCGATGCGATCGGGAAGCTCGAAAGTCCTTCGCAGCGCGCGGCGCTGGCGATGCAGCTCTTTGGCAGGACGGGGACGGAGCTGCTGCCGATGTTCGCGGAGGGGGCGAGCGGGATCAACGAGCTCATCGAAAAAGCCCGTGAGCTGGGGTTGATTCTGTCCACCCAGGACGTCATGGCCGCCGGCGCCTTCAACGACAAACTCAGCGAGGTGATGCAGACGGTGAAGGCGGCGGCGTTCTCGGTCGGATCGGCGCTGGTGCCGGCGTTGACGACGGTGGCGAACATCACCGAGAAGGCGATCGCCGCGGCGTCGAACTGGATCCGCGAGCACAAGGGGGTGGTGGTGTGGGCGGCCGCGGTGGGCGGAGCGCTGGTGGTGGCAGGGGGAGCGCTGTTTGCCTTCGGCACGACGATCACCTGGGCGGTGGGTGTGGTGACGGCGGTGGGGACGGCGCTGGCGACGGTGTGGTCGCTGCTGGGGGCGATCGGGGCGGGTCTGGGGGCGGTGGTGACCAGCCCGCTGCTGCTGGC